GCCGACAGCAGCAAGCATGGAGAAGCTTCCCGGCAATTCGAGAATCTTGTATCCGCTGCTCCACGCACTCGGCGTCACACCCAGGCCGAGGTTGCCGGAGGTGTCCAGCTTCAGTCGCGTTCCGACACCACCTTGCACGAAATCCAGAACAGGATTTCCTGCACCGGACGCACCTGAATTTTGAATGTAGTAGTAGTTGGTGTTGTCACTGTTGTTCAGGATGATGGACGCAGCACCTGTGGTGACAAGACCTGCACCAGTGACTGCACCAGTCGCACTCAGCGTTCCGGTGACGGAGAGGCCGGTGGAGGAAATAGCCGCCATCAATCCGGCAGACCCGTTCCTGAAGTTGAATGTTGCGTTTGACTTACCGGCATAGTTCAGTTCAATCGTTGATGCGGCAGAACCAGCCAAAAGTGCCAAGCTGTTGCCACTGATTTGCAAGTCTGAGCCGGTGATGTTTCCCGTCGCACTCAACGTCGTGAACGACCCTGGGTAACTCAGCGACACCCAGCTCGTGCCGTTGAACATCTGCATGCCGCTGGCGGAGCTCAGCCGCTTGGCCCCCGTGAACGGCGTGCCCGTGTAGCTGGCATAAGCCGGGTCCAGCATGTAGGCCAGGGCCTTCACCGCTTCGTTGATCTTGGGCGTGTAGGCCGTGCTGTAGTTGTCGGTCGTGGCCAGGCCACCAAAGTCGATTGCCATATCAGTATCCTCGTGCGGTCCAAGAGAACGTTCCGCCAACGTCGGCGCCGGACGTGTTGTAGAGCTTCACCGTGAACCCGGTCGGATTCGCGCCACCGGCGTAGATGACCACGGGGATGAGCGGTGTTGCACCATTCGGCTGCACGAGAGGCGTGTCCGCACTGACGAATGGTACGTTAAAAGTGACTGCTGTGCCACCCACTGCGGCGGTTCCGGCGCCGCTGTCCGTGCGCAACTTGTTGGCCAGCTTGACGACTAGACTGTTCACGCCGATCAAATTCGCTCCGCCCGTAGCGCTGAACGTGAGCACCACGCGGACGTACCTGAAATTGAGTGCGAGCACGCTGGTGGCGCCCGACGCGGCTGCGGTCCAGGCGTCACCCAGGTTGAGCTTGTAGTAAATCTGCACCGACGTGCTGACCGTCCCGACGATCGGGGTTGTACCCACAGTCACGGTGATTGTCGTCGCCCCGAGCGCCGCACCGTAGTCCCACGACTCGTCATAGGTAGCACTCGCCAGGCCAGGCTCGATGTAGAGCGGGTAACCGGCGTTGATCTGGTCTTGAGGGCTCGCCCACGAGTTGCTGGTGAAGTGCGTCGCAAACGACTCGCTGGTGTTCGCCGGGCCGATGAGTAACCCGTTCTCGACGTACAGGTTGGTGAGCGTACCCGTGAACGTGCTGTTGAGTTGCGTGCGCAGAATGTAGTCGGGCGGCTGGTTGATCGTCGCGGTGATGCCAACCGGCGTACCGATGCTGCCTGCAGAGTCGTATGCTGCGACCCAATAGGTGTAGACGCCAGCCTGTTGCTCGAAAATGGCCGTGAACGTGCTGTTGCCGTTGCTGCCCACAACCGCACCGCCGGCCCACGTTGATCCCTTGCGCACCTCGTAGCGGTCAACCGGCAAGCTACCGGTGGCCGGAGCACCCCAGTACAGCAGCGCGTTGTTGTCCACCACCTCACTGCGCGTGCTCGTCACAGCGCCTGGTGTCGTGACGTAGGTGTCCACGCTTGACGGTGTGCCGTAGTTGCCGGCCACGTCGATCGGGCAGACCCACCAACGCCGAGCGCCGCCCCAGTCGATGCGGCGGCTGTGTCGGGTGACTTGGAACGAGCCGACAGTCGTTGCGCTGGCCCACACGTCACCGTAGCGGATCTCGTAGCTGGCAATGGCGAACGATCCCGGCGTGCCGTAGTAGTCCAGCACCAAGTCAAGCGACACGATGTTGGCGGCTGAGAACGCGGCGGTGGCGGACGCCACGACCACGGTCATGCTGGAGGGTGCCGAGTAGTTGCCGAAGGTGTCAACCACCGACACCCACACGGTGTAGCTGCCTGACGTCTGCACGCCCCACAGGAGCGCCGTGCCAGCGTCAGCACCGATGAGGGTCGCAGCGGCCCACGATGAGCCAACGCGCCACTCGTAGCGGGCAATGGCGGCGTCGGTCGATGCTGCGCAATTTAGGCGCACGCCGTACCGTTCGGCGGTGTAGGTGAGACCTGTTGGTGCCGCCGCGATCGGAATGGTGACCGACACCGACGCTGCGACTGCTGAGTAATTTCCGGTGGTGTCGAACGCCTTCACCCACAGGGTCTGAGTGCCAGGCGACGATGCGAACTGTAGCGCTGGGGCATCTGTTGTGCCGACGAGCGTCGAGGTCTCCCACGATGACCCGCCGGTGCGCACCTCGTACCCGAGCAAGTCCACATCCGTGACGGCAGGCCACGTGGCGCGCACGGTGTAGAAGCCGAGCAGGCTGTACGAGGCGCTTGCCACGTTGCTCGGCGGAGCAGTCTTGCCCACCACCTTGTGCGCCACCGGTGCGCTCCACGCCCCCTGTGCGATGCTGTTGTACGCCCGCGCCTTGACGCCGTAGATGGTTCCGTCGCGCACGCCGGTGATGTAGGTCTGGGCCTGTGCACCCGAGCAGAAAATGCTCATCCAACCGGACTCGTCCACGCCGGCCAGACCGTAGCGCACCTCAACGCCACCCGACTCCAGCACTTGCGGATCGGTGGGTGTTGGCCACTGCACCAGGATGCGTGACAGGATCGTGCCGTCAGGCTGTTTGATGAGCACGCTGGTGCCCGAGGAGCAAGTGACCGTACCGACCGCAGGCACAACGGCTGGCGTGGCGAGCCGGGTGTTGGGCGCCGGGTCAATGTCGGAGAACGCCGACCCGAGCGCGTAGATGCTGCTGTCGGTCTCTTTGAGCGTGAGGGTGATGCCGCCGTCGATGCTCCAGCCGGCCTCGATGACCTCAAACGTCTTGTTAACCCAACCGAAGCGGCTGAGCGTGACGTACACGTTGTCGAACACCTCGACAGCGAAGGCGTGCATCTTGCACGTCAGGCTCACCCGCAGACCCTGGCGCGCATCGCGCATGCCAACGGCAACCACTTGCTGCGCCTGACCGGTGTGGGTGACGGAGTTGAGCGTGATGTCGAACGGCAACTCGGCGCCGTCAGCCGTGATGTACGCCGACGCCTCGACGCGGGCGAACGGCAACACCCGGTAGTCGCGGGTCTCGTCGGCGAACGCTCCGGTGACGACGTTGTACAGCGCCTGGCGGTTGGGTGTCGGCTGAATGTGGATGGCGCTCGCGTCGCTGAGCCAGGATTCGGTGATCGTCTGTAGCGGAGTCGTCCATGCACCAGCCTTCATGCGCAGCATGCCATCCGTGAAGGCCCAGCGGCCAGCCATGGCTTGGCACAGGTCGTTGAGCACGTCTTGGCACCGCGTGCCGCTCTTGACCGCGGCGCCGGCCGTGTAGAGCGGCCGGGTGTAGGACTTTCCGTTGACCACGTAGGTGGTGAGTGTGTCACACACATTGGCCGCGGCGATGACGGTCGTGTCGTTGACGAGAGTTGACGAGAGTCGGCCACACAGGGGGCTCGTGGCGGCGTGGCGCGCGAGCAGCGCGGGGTTCTCGCTCCAAGCGGTGAGAGTCGTGCGGGGGTCGTAGACCTTGGCACCGCGCACCGTAGCCGATACATTGGGCAATCCGCTCGGGAACGCCGTGGTGTCGTAGTCGCACTCGATGCGCAGGTAGGCGATGCCGCTCGCGGTGTGCGCGCTGGTCCACACTCCAGGTAGCGCGGCGATCATGTCAGCGTCGGCCACCTGGCCGGCGCCGCCCAAGTGGGTCTTGATGCGGCACAGCGTGGCACTGCCCACCGTGACCGTCCAATTCACCGTGGCGGTGATGCTGGGCAACGGGTAACCTGTCACGGTCAGGGTGCCGCCGCTGACGGTAGCATATGCGTCCATCGGGTCAACACTGTCGCCGCTGGCAATGTGCGTCACGCGGGCGGTGCCCGCAATGTACCCGGCGGGAAGCGCGATGCTGCCGTTGCCACTGCCGTCGATGGCAAAAGTATCGGTCAGTTCCTTCTGCGCAGTGTTGCCGAACGGGCTGGTCTTGGGCTGGTACGCCACGCGCACGGTGGCGGTCTGACCGACTGTGCCGCCGGTGACGGCAAGCGTCGGGACGCCACCGCTGACGGTGACCGTGGTGCCGAGCGTGACTTGCGTCGCACCGTAGTCGGCGATGGCGGTCACGGTGCCGACAGCCGGCTCGGTGGTGAGGGTGAACGATGCGGTGGCGCCCGAGATACCGAACTGCTCGCGGCGCAGGATGTTGATGACGTTGCCCGAACCGTCGATGACAACCTGCTCGTCGTTGAAGTAGATCGCCTCGACGGCATCAATCTCGTGGGCGGCCAGCGCCACGCAGGCGACCAGGTGTTCCTTGTTCGTGCCGTAGCTGCCGATGTAGAAGATCGGGCCGCTGACGCGCTGCCGGCCGAGCACAAGTTGGCGAGGCGCCAAGGTGCTGCGCGACATCACGTACCGGTCGCGCAGGCTCGCGTTGTACGCATCCTTTTGCGCATTGGCCGCGCGCCGCTGCTGGTCCGAGACCATGTAGATGGACGCGGCCACGGTGGTGGCGTATGCGGCGGCGTAGTAGATCGAAGCGGTCGCGGCGTCGGCCGCCAGCACCTCGATGGCAAACTCAGCGGCGTATGCTGCTACCGACTCAGGCACTGCGAACCCTCCACGCCTTCACGGCGATGTCCAGCGTGAAGGCCGCGAGACCGCGGCGCGCCGGCGCGAGCCACATCGAGCCGACACACACTGCCAGCCCGTCGCCAATCAGACCGATGTCACCTGTGGTGGCAAACAGCGGCTCGATGCTGTCGGCACCGAGCGACGCCGCACCCTCAACGCCACCCACTGCGTCAAGCACCTTGCGCGCTTGCTCCTCGGTGTCGTAGATGCCACGGAACGGCTTGGCGAAGTCGAACCCGCTCACCGCCAGCGCAGCATCGGCGGCGAACATGCAGCAGTCGTTGATGCCCCACTTGAACGGCGCGTGCATGCGCTCGGCCACCAAGGAGTCGAGACGTGCGCGCCAGTCCTCGGGGACGGTGCAGGTAGCGTCGTGGGTCATTTTTTTCCCCAACTGGCGGCAGGCCACACAACCTGCATCTCAGCCTGGTCGTTGACGAACTGGAGCGCCAGATCGCCCGGGTACAGGCGGCGCTGCTCAAGGTCGTTGAAGTAGCTGGTGTAGGGTCGCACCAGGTCGATCGCGGCATGCTCGGCAGTCACGGTGATCGAGCCTGACCCTTGCCCGTCGTCCAACATCATCGTGTCAAGCCGACCCGACCAACGCGGGTACACGCCGAGCACCGCCATGGTGGAGTTGTCCAGCACGGCGAGCTTGATGCGCACCGCCTTGCCCTGCACGGGTTCACTCAGCGCAAGAGCCACCATGCCGCTCGGCACACCCGAAAGCGTGAACGACAACTGCTTGATTTCAGCCGGCGTGTCCTGCACCACGTCCACGTGGCCGAGACCGCCGGTGCCGATGTAGGTGTTGCCAGAAATGGACAAGGTGATTCCGGTACTGTTCATGAACAGTGGTGTCGAAAGGTCCATCTCGACCAGCAAGACGAGCGCGACCGATGAGCTTTGAAGCGCGGTGAGCGCCGGTGCGGCGATCGTCCTCACGGCGCCTCGATCAACTCAAAGCTGCAGCCCTCAACCCCGTCCGGCGTCCACACGGTCGGCACGTTGTCGGTGCCCGGCTTCAGCATGAACGTGCCGGTCGGCGCCGACCACTGGATGGCAGTGCTGGCCGGGTACGACTGCCGGGCGCGGGGGGCGAACTCGACCGTCATCAAACCCGACCCGTTGGCCGTGGCGTCAGCCATGACTCGCACGAGTTGCGCGCCGCCAAAATTGAACATGTCGCCAGCGAGGAGCGTGGCCCCGGCGGTCGTCTGGATCGTGGCGGTGTTCGCCAGTTGTGCCACCGTGGCGGATAGGGTCGGCGTGCCACGCATGGTGCCGAGCGGGAGGGGGCGGCGCAGGTTGCCAATCGCTATGCGGTGCACCTGACCTTGCAGTCGGTCGAAAAATGCCTCCCGCTGCTGACCCTCGGTGACGGACCCGGTTGACGGGAGCGCCACCACGGCCACGAGTTTCTCGCCAAGCAGGTTTACCGCCTGGTAGTCGTTGCTGAAGGGCGACGCGAACCCGCGCAGATTCGGCTGGACCCGCATCTCGAAATGCGAGACTTTGAAGCCGGGCCAGGCGTAGGTCGTCATGGTCTAGGATGATACGTTATATCGTACCGTTACACCAGCCGGCCGGTCGCAACCAGGCGTTTGATTTGGCCCACCGCAGCGGCGTTGGACTGGCGGACAGCGGCGGCCACCTCAGCCCGCGAGACACCCTGGCCAACGTTGATCGTCTGGCCGGAAAAGTCAAAGTGCGTCGCGCCGCCCGCACCGCTGAGTTCGCTCAGGGGGATGATGTCGCCGCTGCCGGTGGCCTTGAACACCTCGGGGCCATGCTCGCCCACCAGGGTTGATGATCCGGCACGCACCCCCGCCCCGTCGGCGGCAAACCCGCTGATGGCGGCGATGCCCGCGTCCAGCGTAGGCGACCCGGTGGCTGTACCGAAACTGCCGCCGGAACTGGCCATGCTGAACATCTTGAGCAGACCGTCAACCCCGCCGCCGCCCGGCATAAACTGAGCCACGACCATTCTCGACATCTGGCGCAGGTACTCGCTGGCCATGAAGCTCCAGAGGTCGCCGAAGTTCAGTTTGCCCGTGGTCGCGAACTTCTCGACGGCGAGTGACATGCGGTCGAACATACCACTGACCATCTTCTCGGCATTCGCGGCCTCGTTCGTGGCATCCTCGAAAAACTTGTTCATGCCCTGCGTGGCGCCCACTCCGCCCTTGCGTGAGTTGGCGTACTGGCGGTTGCGTGCCGCGGTGGTCGCTTCAATCTCGTCGCGCAGCTTGGCCTGGATTTCGGCCTCGCGCTCGGGGTACTTGCTCAACTCCTGCTCAGCGCTGGCCTGCAGGCGCGCAGCGTCAGCCGCATGCTCGCGCTCCAGCGTGGTCTGCGTGAGCGCGTCGTTCTGGCGGTTGATTGCGTCGAGTTCACGCTTGAACGCCAGGTCGCGCTTGGTGGCGTCAGCGGTGAACGACTCGTTGCGCTGGGCGTCGTAGCGCTCGCCGGCCAGCTTGCGAACCTTGGCGGCGTAGTCGGACATCTCGCGCGACATCAGTTGCGTCTGCGTGAGATTGTGCGAGTTCAACTGCTCCTCGATATACGCCTCGCGGGCCGACACCTTGCGCGCGGCGGCTAACTGCTCGTAGGCGGCCACGCTCTTGCGGATCGCTGCGATGCGCTCCTCGTACTTTTTCTGACCCTCGGTGAAGTCAGCGATGATGGCTGCGCTGCGCTCGGCGGCCTTCTCCGACTCGCTGCGCCCGGCCAAGTCACCGCCGGGGGCCTGGCGACGCAGCACTTGGGCCTCGTTGGCGTTGTTCTCTGCTTTGCCGAGGCGCTGGTACTGGGTGATCTGCTCCTCCAGCTTGGCGATTTCCTCGTTCATTTGCTTCATGAAGTTGCGGTGCAAGGTCTCGCCTTGCTGCGCACCGTGGTCACGGTTCTTCTTCATGATGTCGGCGACCATCGCCGCGTGCTGGGTCGGGTCAACCTTGCCACCCGACGCCACGACCTCTTTTTCCTTCTTTGCCAACTCCTCCAACTCGCGCTTGAGCGTGGACGCGGCGTGGATTTGCTCGTACTTGGTCTTGATCCAGTCCGATGCAGCGATGCCCTTCTCGGTCTCGCGCGCATGCCGGGCCTGAGCGTCGGCCACACTTTGCGAGAGCTGCTTTGACGCGCCGAGCGTCTTGTTGAGCGCTTCCCACGACGCGATCTGTTGCGGGCTGATGCCCCAGTCGCGCTGAATCTGCTGGTCGGTGCGCCCGCGGGCGCGTTCCTTGTTCACGAACGCCAGTTGCTCGCCGACCTTCTTGAGCTGCTCGTCAACATTGGTGCCACGCCCGATGCTGTTCAGACCATCGACCGCCTCGTAGACCGAGTTCTTGACCGCCTGCCACAGCGATGCGAACGTGCCGAGCGGCTTGTCGGCGGCACGCAGTTGCGTGTTCATTGCCTCCAGCACGAGGTTCATTGCCTCTCCGGTCTTGCCCGCCTTCTCCAGCGCGACCACGGTCTGGTACAACCCCGTGGTCATGAAGTGCATCGACTTGTTCTGCTCCTCAGCCCACTTGGCCACGCCGTCACGCATGCGGCCGAAGTGCGCCGCCACCTTGTCAGCTTCGTCGCCGGTGAGCTTGGTGTACCGGACAACCGCCTCGCCGGCCGCCGCCATGTTCTCGGGGCCGACCGCGCCGGTGCCTTGGAGCGCGCTCAGAGCGTCGCGCCCCGTGCCGACAGAGGATCGGGTGGACTTGGCGATCGCCTCGGCCATTTGGCCCATCTTGCCGGCAGTCATGCCCGCGTAGTTGGCGGTCAGCAGCAACTGGTTGTTGAACTCGGTCGCCTGGACGGTGCCTTTGATGACCTGGAAACCCATGAAACCGAACAAGCCAGCCAGGGCACCGATGGCGAGACCCGTCTTGCTGGCGATCAACTCCATGGCGTTGGTGCGCTCGCCCAAAACCATCAAGCTGCCGGCAAAATTTGTCCACCGACCCTGCGAGACTTCGTGTGCCAGCACTAGCAGTTCGCGCTTGGCGCCCACGGTGGCGAAGCCGACGTGCTCCATGTTCTTGGCGGCATGCGCGGCGTCGTCGGCAAACTTGCGTGCGGTGGCCGAACCTTGAGAGAAACCCTCGGCGATTCCCTTGCTGGCAGCACCGCCAGACGCTTCACCGGCAGCCTCGCGGGCAAGCCGGTTGTTGATCGCCATTTGCTTGGCGATGTTCTCCAGCGCCTTGCTTGAGCGCTTGGACATCGTTTCGGTCGAGCTTGCTGCCTGCGTGATGCGGGCAACGAAGTCGTCCGTGTTGATTCGGAGATTTAGGCTTACGTCATTCGGCATGTCAGGCGCCCAGTTGCTTCATGATCTTGAACGTGGCCAGTTGCTCGGGCAAGTTCCGGTTGATGTAGTCACCCATGATCTGACCGAATCGCGGCTTCATGGCGTCGAACGCCGGGCGCATGAACGGGTGCGCTGGCACCCACGCTGCCACGCCTGTCGCCTGGAATGCGTCGCGCCTGGCATGCAGCTTGCGCGAGTCGGTAGGCACCGGAGCGGGCGTGCGAGCGTAGTGCCCGTACTCGATGAAGCCGGCGTAGCCCGCTCCCTTTTCGTTCGTGTCGCGCCCCTGGTTTCGCTTGTGCGTCCATTTGCCGGCCCACTTGCGCACGTCAACTTTCCAGACCTCCATATTGAACGTGCAGTCCTCTTTGACGCGCATCGAGTAGATCGACTTTTTCAGGTTGCCCGGCGGCACCTTGTCACTCGGAAACAACTTGCGCTCAAGGATCGGCGCGCGGCGCACGCACTCCTCACGCAGTTCGGACATGGCAGCTTTGCAGGCACCACGCACGAGTTTCGACCGCATCAACTCGGGCAACTGGCGCAACTCGGCGGCGAGCGTCACGAGGTCGCTCACGTCGATGCTGGCGAGTTGGGTCTGGTTGTTCATGATGCACTGTGCTTCCCGAGCAGACCTTTGATGAGCGCCGCCTGCGCATTCTTGTCCTTGAGCAACACCGGACCGCTCGCGCCAGTCGGCCCGCCAACCTCACGCGCCAACGCTGGAAAGAACATCTCGGGCCGGTACGGTTCGGTGTCCTTGCCGCGGTGCACGTTGGCGATCGTGGCGCAGACCTGGCCGAAGGCGTGCATGGTGACCAGCGAGCCCTCGGGTTCCAAACTGTCGAATGCCATCATTTCCACAATGTCCTCCGACGTGACCGACTCAAGCAATTCGCGCGGTGTGCGACCAACGCTGCGTGCCCACCTGAGCACAAAGCGCCGCTCGGGCCGCGCCTTCAGTTTTTTGCCGCGGTCTCCACCGCGTCGGGGGCCAACCCGTTGAGCTTGGCTGCGGCGTCATACACGCGTTGCAGAGCCGCCGCGTTGCGACCGCCCAGCGCCTCAACGTCGTCCAGCGTGAACAGCGGCTTGCCGTCCTCGCCAACCACCGCCAGGGCCAACAGCTTGTGCGCGAACCCATCGCTCGACGGTTTGCCGTCCTTGTCGATCATGGAGCGACCGTAGGCGTCGCGCTGCGTGCCGGTGAGCGAGGTCACGCGCACGGTGCCGCCCCACTCGGGCACTTCCACGTCGGTGGTCTTGAGGTCGTCGGCGGTGAGGATGGCGTTGCGGTCGAGAAGCATGGGTTTCCTTCGGATGTGGATGGGTGCGCCACTACGTTTTATCGTAGTGGCGCATCAGTGCTTAGCACCAGGACACGGGTCCGGTGATCCGCAGGTCGATCTGGCGACGCACCACTTGGTCCACGCCGCCTTGCAGCGAGAACTTGCGCACGAAGGCGTAGAACGAGGCGGTGTCGCCGTTGGGCAGCGCGAGCACGAACGGAGTCAGCGCGCCAGCCGTGTACTGTGCCTGCAGACGGGCCTGGCCGGCGTTGGTCAGGTCGTGGTCGGCCTCCAACTGAATCTGACCGTAGTCCACCAGGCCGAGGCGGATTTCCTTGGCCGCGCTGGACAGGTTTGTCACGTCAATCTCACTGGCTTGACCGTCCAGGCCCGAGAAGGTGCGCAGGTTGGACACGCCGGTGTAGTTCGTGCCGGTCACGGTGGCCGAGGTCACGGTCAGGGTCAGCCCGTTGGTGTTCACCGGAATGGTGAACCCGGTCGAGCTCGTCACGCTGACGGGGAAGTCGATGCCGTTGACCAGCGCCGCGCCCGTGCCGGTGGCCAGCAGGATCGTGACGCGCGAGCCGTCAACGAGACCGTGGGCCGCACCGGTGGTGAACGCGGTCGTGGTGCCGGTGGGCGTGGCGGTCACGGTGGCGGTGGCGATGGTGACGGGGGTGAACGTCGCGCCGGTGCCGATGCTCAGGGTCGAGCCTTGAGCCGAGATTGCGGTCGATGCCATGGTGGTGGCTCCTTATTTGGTGGACCAGATTGAGAAGTCAAACGACCGTCTGAAGACGCGCACTTGGTCCTCGTACTGGTCCTGAGACGTAAGCATGAGATTGACCAGCGCCCGGCTGTCGTTGACTGCGGCCATCGCCGCCTCCAACGCGCTGCCATAGGTGTCGAGGTCGTGTGCACGGGTGGCAAACAGGTCGATCTGAAACCGCGTGTTCTGCAAGTCGGTGGCACCGAGCAGCGTGTTGTTGGTGGTCGATGTGACCGCCATGAACACGGCGAACGGGTACACCGTCTGCGCGTCCAACTGCCGCGTGTTGACACCGTAGAACGACCCGCCTGGAAACAGCGGATCGAGCACGGCTTGCAAGTCCTCGGCGAGCGTGGTCATCCTCGGCTCAATCCCTCTTTGCACAGCAAGGTGAGCTTGCGGTGCTGCGAGAAGTCGTCAAGCACGCTCAGGATGTCGAGGATGCGACCCTGGTACGTCAGGCGCATGTTGGCCCGGATGCCGGGCCTGTAGCGCATGATGACCTGGTGCATGGTCTCGCCAAGCTGAGCGCCGGCAGACACCACCTCTGCGCCGGACATTTGCTCGATCTGAGCGCGTGTCTTGCAGAACTGAGTCCACACGTCAAGCTGTTGGCCCGACGTGTCTTTGGTGGTGCTGCGTTGCTCGACCACAACCTCGCGGTTGAGGTTTCCCGAGCGCAGTGGCGTCGAGTACGTCACGCCAGCCTCACAACCCACGGATCAAGCAGACGATCCACGTAGGGCAGCGCGTCGATCTTGCCGCGCGAGGTGATCGCCACCTCCTCGCGGTTTTGATACTGCGTAGCCACACGCATCTTGATCCAGTTGCGGATGCCGGTGGGTACGTTCTCGGGCTTGTCGCCGTAGCCCGCCGTGTAGGTGATCTGGACCGCGCCGATTTGCGGCAGCGTGATCGGCCAGATATACCCGAAGGCGGGGCTCATGCGCGCCACCGCGCCATCAAGCGCGAGAGCGAACTTCCGGTCGTAGCCGTCAGTCGTGGTCTGCCCAACGGTGCCGGGCTGAGTGATCGTCTGCCAGTTCCGGCCCATGTCGAGGTACTTGATGGAGTCAACCGACACCACCGGGGCACGCTCGAAACAGACCATCGCATCGCTGAACGTGTCACGCTCCATGCGCCACACTTGCGTGTTGAAGCTGCGGTTGCAGTAGGCTTCAGCGTACTCACGCGCACCGGTGATGAGCATACCCAACAGAGCGTCGTCGGCCGTGAGGTCGGCGTCGAGATTGAGTTGCCCCTTGACCTCCTCCACCGAGACGGGCTCGATGGCGGGGTCAGTGATGCGGGTGAGTGCCACCGGTCAGCCTTAGACCTGCTGGGCCACCGAGGCGGCGTTCAGGGCCGACGCGGACAGGTAGCGGGTGTTGATGCCCAGCAAGGTGCCGCCAGCCACGGTTGCCGTGCCGGCCACGACGATGCGCAGCGCCACGGTCGTGAAGCCGTTGTTGGTGTCGAGGTCTTCAGGCTTGGCCTCCACGGTGTACTGCACCGCAGGGGTGACGGCACCCGTGGTGGTCTTGCCGGTGATTGCCTTGGCGCCGGTGCCCGAGGTGTCAGTGGCTTGCATCAGCGAGACGGTCACAGTGCCGCCGCCAGCGCCGACTTGCACCAGGCCAGCGAAGCCGTGCAGCTTGGCCGCCGACACGTAGGACGAGGTGTAGGTGCCTGCTGCCAGGGAAACCGGGTCCAGGGCCGCCAGCACGGCGACCATCTCGGACAGCTTGAAATTCGTGTTGCTCATGGAGTTCTCCAGAAGGTGTTGCGTGGCCGCTACGTTATAACGTAGCGGCCGGGGTCATCAGCGAGCGCCCAGTTGGACGAACGGGCTCAGGGTCGTGGAACCCTTGGCCGGCTGGATCGGGGCGTCGATCTTGGGCAAGCCGTCCATGCGGAACGTCGTGCGGAACGCCATGGCGTCTGCGTCGAAGTACAGGTGCATGGAGGTGGCGGTGACCACACCCTCGGCCTTGGTGATGGCTTGGTAGTAGCTCAGGTCCACCAGGCTGATGTCGCCGGCCGCCGAGAACGTGTTGGCGTGTTGGCTGACGATGATCGGACGACCCAGCAACGTGCCATACGGGCTACCCTGAATGCCGCCCACGCTGGCGTTGCCAGTCGGGAGGTAGATCGGGTAGTTGCCAAGCGACAGGGTGAACAGCGCCGGCAGCACGTCGTTGTTGATGATCCACACGGCCTTGGGGAACGAGCCTGGCGGCAGACGGGCGACCATCTTGGCCAAGTTCTTGGGGTCCAGCGTTTGCGTGGCCTGGCCCGATTCCTTGGCGACCACCACGTTGGCGCCACCCGAGAACGCGCCCAGGGGGGTCGCGCCACCGGCACCGAACAGGATGGCCTCGTTCGACTTCCAGCGGATGCTGTCAGCCACCTTACCGGGCATGTAGGACTCCAGGGCGCTTTGGTCGGCGAGCAGTTCGTCCGACACGGCGACCAGGGCCATGAGCTTCTTCAGGCGCAGTTGCAGGCCACCGAACACCGGCTTGGTCGGGGTGCCCGAACCGGCTTCACCTTGCCAGTAGGCACGGATGCCGTTGGTTCCCCAGGGGGTCGTCTCATCCTTGGGGATGAGCATGTTGTTGCCGTCGATCTTGAGGTCGTCGGTCATGGGCAGCAGCGCGTCCTCGGCCAGCGACAGGCGGAAGATGTCGCTGGAGAAGCCCGGGGGGATCAGGATGCCACCGTCAGCCGAGTTGCCTTCACCGGCGAAGGTGGCAGGCGCGGCGGCCAGGGGCACCAGGCGCGAGTC